TACGAGATTTCTGAATGTGACTGGAGTTCAGACGTGTGCTCTTCCGATCTACAAATGTTGCTAAAATAATATCGTCTAAAACATTCTTCAAGTTATAACCAATAAAGGCTGAATCAAATGAATTTTTTGGTAATTCGGAAAAATCAATCAAGCTTTTCTGGGTAGGCAAAACGTCTACAGGAACTATTGACATATGATATATTGATTTATCTCTCTTTTTGAAAGTTCAAGGTTTTTAGCAAGCATAGTAATCTTATCATCTTCTATATCTTCTTTATCTTTGCTCTTCTTTTTTACATAATCTATCTTTAGAAATTTCTTTTTAGGCAACATATTATATAAAAACAAGTAATGCTCTTCTTTAGTAAAATTAGAAAATCTATTTACTGTAAAATTAATAAGGGTACAAACATCTTTTGAATAAAATGAGCACCACCTGTTAATTAGAAATGGAACATATGAAGACTTGTTGTCTTCATTAGTAATAAGCTTGTTTTTACTAAAAAGAATTGATCTTAAAAAATCAAAAATAGTTTCCATCAACTAATAACTTTTGTAGTGGCAATAAAAATATCGTCATTGAGATTATAAAACAATCCAATTACATCCTTTATAAATGCAGTTGCTTGCTCATCTGTTAAGTTAGTAGAATATGCAAATGCGGGGGCTTTTTTACCGGCTTTAATATTGATACCGGTATGACCTAAAGCAATATTATTCTTTGTATATGTAATACTAACGCTGCACTTACCGCTTGTCTGTATAACACCACCTTGCTCGTGTTCTTTATGTACAATCATATCATCACCACGCATTTCAATTGGAACCTTAAGGTAATGAGATGAAAGAATATTTGCAATTTGAGTATTGAATAGTCTTTGATATGCTACAGCACCGAAAGCGTCTAGGTTCGGAATCTCCCACAAAAAGTTAATAGCATCATCACTATAGATAAAATCATTCTTAAGAACGTCTTCTGTATCTATCATACCTTCTGCTTCTACAAGCATGGGTGCTCTAAAAGCAATAATGTTACCGATTGGTAGTGTTTTATCTCTAAAAAACTTATAAGCAAACCGACCATGCAATAATTTTCCGTCGTATATTTTTTGATCTACTATCATATTACAATAATAAAAGCTAGAATAAAAAAATCAATTAATTGTTTTGTTAACAATATCAATTATAAAATTAAGCTGTTTTTCTGTTAATGTATGATTATTAGGAATATACATTCCGTATTTTGAAGCGATATCTGCATTAGGTAAATGCCGCTCTCCATATAGATTTGACCAAAAAGGTTGTAAGCCTATAGAGCCACATATTAAAGGTCTGCATTCTATATTATTTTCCTTTAATGCAGCAACCAAATCCATCTTTTTTGGTGTAATAATTGGGTAGCAAAAATTAGAAATATATGCTTTTTTTGAAGGGTTAATTTTCCAGTATGGGTTTTTAATTTTACTATGATAAATTTTATAATTTTCATTTCTACGTTTAATTATATACTCAATCTTTTTCATTTGAATCAAGCCGATCTTTGCTTGTAAATCAGTAGCTCTCATATTAAATCCAGGATAATAAAACGTATATAAAGCATTAAAATCATCTACGTTATATTTTGTTCGTAACGTTTTTTGTACATCAGGATGTAAATCTCTATCCCATCCGTGTGATCGTACTGATACTATAATATTATAAAGATCTCTATCATTAGTACAAACCATTCCACCCTCAATAGTAGAAAAGTGATGGCCGAAAAAAAATGAAAAAGTACTAAAATCACCAAACGTTCCAAGCTTTTTATTATTATATTTTGTACCTACCGATTCACAGGTATCTTCAATGAGCAGCACATTATACTTTTTACAAAGTTGAGATATTTTTTGAATATCATTGCAAGGAAAGCCCAGAACATGTACAAGAATTAATAATGCTGGTGATTCTTTTTTAAATACATTTTCTAACTCTTTAATGTCAAGTCCTAGGTCATTCATATTACAATCACACATAATAGGTTTTAGACCTAGTTGAATTGCAGGTGCAACAGTTGTTGCCCATGAAATAGCAGGTACAACTATTTTTTTATTCTTCAGTCTACCAGACTGAATTAAACTATACATTGCTAAAAGATTTGCAGAAGAACCGGAATTTACAAAAACCGCATATTTTGTACCTAACCATTTTGCAAAAATACTTTCAAACTCTAATGTTCGGTCCTTTTTTGTAAGAATCGGGTTAGTTTTTAGCCAGCTAATTAATTCAGCTATATCTTTTTTGCTAATAGTATCTTCAGCTAATTTTATCGTTTTTAATTTTGTTGATATCATCTATAGTATCCTCAAGTAAAGTATTATATTTTATATTAGTATCGTGATAAAAACACTTATTATGTCTAGGCTTTTCATTTATTTGTTCTGCTAAATATTCTGCAACATTTAAGTCTGTATGCTTATATAATTGATGTACAAATTCACGGATATTAACAACGTTACCCGACCCTATCAAATCGTCATAATTGGATTGAAAAGATCTTTCTATTATAAATTTAGGATGTACTAAATCTCTACTAAAATTTAAATCACCGGTTTCTATTTTAGTTTTATTAATTAAACTATTAAAAATTTTTGAAAACAAAAAGCCTTCCGTTCTATAAGGTGTATTAAAATTAAATGGATAAAATATTCTAATATTGTTTTGCTGAGTTTTATTTCTAAATTCAATTACTTTTTCTGCTAAAATTTGCTTTGATTTTACATAAGGGGTATATTTAAAATTGTGAGGTGTATTTAAGGTAACGCCACCCTCACAATTATTCCATAATTCACAAGTACTGTACAAATAAAATTTTGTTTTGTCATTGTAAATTTTTTCTAAAAGATTAAGAGTTAAATCTACATTAATATCACAAAATTCTTTTTCGGTTAAATTTAAAAATGTTCTTTGCTCACAGAAAAAGAAAAACACCTTGTCATACTGTGTAACAGAATTAATATTAATATTTCTTGCTGAAATAAATGTTGTATTTTCTATTGGAAAATATCTTGCAAGCTGCGATTTACTTCCAATGACTAGCTTATTTGTTAAATCCATTGTAAAATTTTACAGAATCTTCAACCAGCGATTTATTATTTTTTACGGCATTATCAATCATTCTATTTACTGCCTGTACGTACTTAGGACGTTTTTGCTTAAAGCAAATATCAATCTTTCTTTTGAGTTCTGCCACTTCCTGATCAGATTTTGCTGCAGCAATTGCATCTTCAAGATACCACATTCTGCAATGAAGGATTGATAGTTTTTCTATAACTTCACCTATGTTATCAGTTTCAATTAGATCTTCCGGTAATTCAACACTCTTATTCTTATCAAGAAGTTCTTTTGTACGTGCTGCAATTAATTGATCTATACTTTCACCTATCATAATAATATTATAAAGACAGACCTATTAAATCAACTCCTGAAGAGCTTTTTTTACTAAATTAATGTATGTAGGTTGATCTGGGTCGAGCATTGTATATAATTTTCCGTTAGGTACTCTACCCCAATAGGATTCAGGTAAGTGTGCATCGCCAATATTTGCAGATGTTCCCATTGTTACAAAACTCACATTATTACGTAAATAATTTTGTTTATTAGTTGCAAAGCAAAACGGCCCGGAATTTCTACCCACAATTAGCTTACAGTTTAAAGATATGTAGCCTATCTCGTTTAAATTGAACCCGCTAATAAATTCATCTATATAATAAACATTTGATTTACCTGTTATATGAGGTTCATATTTATTTGTTAATATAAAATTCAAATGTGGGTATTGTTCTGAAATAGCAATAAAGTCATGTGAAAAATCGAAATTAGGCGCTTGTCCAGATGCAACAAAATTATTACAAACAAGTACAATATTTTTTGGCAATGGTTTAATTTCGTTTATTCTAAATTTTGAAAATTCAATTTCAGGTAGGTATGTGTCTCTCTCTTTAATCGTTAAATTGATATTAAATAAGCTATTTAATTGATCGTACATTTCTCTATACATTCTAATATTTGAGTCAAGTGTGCACCCTTCTTCACCGAGAAATTTATAACCAACAGATCCAATCCAAGTATTAAGAAACAAATGATCTTTTTGAACTATTATTTGTGAATGCTGGTTTATATGACTACCAATATTAGAAAGATCATAAACTGTATGTGGTATAAAATCGCAAACATCTTGTACTAGTGTTGGGTTGTTTGAGTGAAAATAATAAAATTTTAAATCGGAATTATATTCTCGTAAGCCTTTAATTATGTCTCTACAAAAATTTCTTGAATAATGAATATCACCGTTGTGATAATGATTATAAAATATTACACATTTTAACGACTTAATATCGTTCATATTAAATTTTTTCTGACGTTAAGTTATAAACTTCTTCTCTTTTATCGCCGTTAAAAATTTCATTTACATTTATATGTTTAAGCTTTAAATTAAAAAATTGCGACACTGTACTAAGATTAGAAGTTCCTCTAAGTAAAAAAGAGCATTTAGATAGAAATATACAGTCAAGTAGTGCGTCCAATCCTTTTTTATAACCAGAAACATTCTTATGATTAAAATGTATACATTGTTTACCGGTACTTCTAAATGCATCAATACTAAGAAGTTTTTTATCATACTTAGTTTTAAATTTTTCAAAACATTCTACATCATCAGTAGCGAGATAAATTTTATTATAATTTTTTACTTTTATTAATTTATCGATAGTTTCTTCAATTTTTTCTAACGAAACAGGCTCAGCTTCAACAGGTTCATAATGTAATATATAATCAAATTTATCTGTTCTACGAACATGAACCCCAAGCACATTATTCTTTTTAAATCCTTCTTCGTTTGATTTAATAATTTCTGTTAAATTCTTATTAAACTTTACAAATTTAGTAATATAAAAATTCATTGTTTCTCTAAAATTTTTGTTTTCTAATAGCTTGAGATCAGGAAACTCTACTGTAGTGTCATTACCAACAGGTGCACTTGTTGGTTCAAAATAATATTCCCAAACGTTATGGCCATACTCAGGATCATAATAGCAAGACTCACCGCCCCATAAAACTCCCCATGAAATTTTATCATATTCAAAATTAGAAATGTTTCTAATTACTGTACAAAAATCTGAAAAAAACCCTACACTTCTACTTCTTATAATCTTCACGTCTTTTATTTTATACTAAAAAATCAAATTATCTAGAATTTAAAATGTGAGAAAAATTCTTTTTCTATTTGGGCCTCATTGTCTAAAGGAGTAAGAAAGCTACCCATAGGCTGTCTATAAATTAGAATAGAACGGATAAAACAGCTCATGATTTGGCCAGCAAATTTATCAACAAGATTTTTCTTTCCATTTTTAATATTAAAGTCTTTTTCAGGTGTATCGGTAGTTACTGCAGCTAAGCCGTGATGTATATGCATACAGAATGGTGGGTTACTATTACCAATCTTAAAATCTTTACCATATATTTTCATAATTCCAGTATATACAACATCCCATATTGGCCTGCCAATATAATAATCTCTAAATAACTTTTGATTTTCTAAAAACCAGGACCGTTTAAAAATAAAAGTATCATACCCCGCTATCTCCCACCTTACAGGCTTTGCTTCTGTTTTTATATTTTCAAAAGACGATATTTCGTTAATATCTAGCCGTGAACAAGACATACAATCCGGCTCTGTATCTTCAATATATTGTAATAAACTTGGCATTATTATTACATCACTATTTGTAAAAACAAAATAATCACACTCTATTTCTGCTAATGCTTTTAAGATATCGTTAACAAACGGTAATCTTTTTTTACTTTTCTTAATACAGGTTTGACTGCTTCTAGTTAAGCATGAAATATTTTTTAAGTTATATTCTGATTTGGTGTCAGTAAATTGTATATCGTAGACATCTATACCTAGCTTAAGCCAAGATTGTACCGCAATATCCTGTCTATGATATTTACCGAAAGTATTAGTTCCTAATATTATTTTCATTTTTTATTCTTGTTAATTGCTCAATTACTGTTGCAGCATCAACTCTTGGTATTTCAAAAACATTTAATCCATGTTTTTTATAAAACAATTCCATAAAATGCATAATAAGAGTATTTCTTGTGTCTGCTCTTTCGGGATCCTGTAATCTACTTTTTGCATTGGGGTTGTTACAAATATAATTATCAGAGCCGGTAATATCAGGAAACCACCAAAAGGGCGGCGTCCATTTACTTTGCTGACACTCTCTATATGTTAATTCAGAATCTAAAAGTTCTCTAAATTCGGAATCATAATAAAATCCTTGCTCAAAAACCGACCGGTGGTGATATGTAAACTCATTACACAGATTACCGTATAGGCTAACGCTTATGTCTTTTGTATAATCTATTTGAAGCAAAGGTGTACGAGAACCGGGTGTGCCTGCTCCCGGGCTTGTACTAACAAAAGTAAAATACTTTAAACCTGACACATTTGCAGTTTCAATATATTTTTGAAAAATTGTATTGTTTTTTATAACCATGTCATCTTCAATAATAAAAATATGTTCGCAATCTCTATTCATTAAAAATTTTATACAGTCATTTCTACAGACAGACACGTATTGATTTTTTTTATGTTGAATCCATTCACAATCATATTTTGTGTCATATTCTTTTCCACCGTTTACAACAACTAATTCATCGTATTTACAACCATTTAAAGAATTAAATAAGTCTTTAAAATAGTTTTCACTATTGTATGTTGTTATTCCAATACCTATTTTACTCATTGTTTCTTTTTTTAAGATTCTTTAATACACCTACTACTTCTGATTCTGGTAATTCCGGTATCCTAAAAATATCATAACCGTGTAGGTATTTAAAATTGTCGCTCGCTTCATTAAAGTTAGCCCAAAATGTTTCGGGTTTTCTAACCTTACTATCGTCTCCCATGTTGGATAAATTTTTTAACATATCCCAGCTTCCATGAAGATCAGCAAACCACCAGAACGGGGTTGCAAACCCTAGCTTATATGCTCGGTAAGTTAATTCCAAATGATCTCCATGTCCTTTATTAAATTTATAATAATGTAAGCCTATTGATTGTAGAGCTGTTCTCGTATAAAAAGTAAAGGCACCTAATATATTTTTTGTTAAAATAATTTTTGTATTACCATAGTCTATAATTTTTCTGTACACCGGGTTAAGATTATAATCTAAATTCTCTCTTTGTGAAAACCCGAAGTTAAAATGATGAATACCGGTAGCTTTATATGCATTAATATATTTTTTAAAAATGTCTCTATCTTTAATTGCGATATCGTCCTCCATAGTAAAAATATAATCACAATCATTATCTATTAAATATTTCATAGCTACATTCTTAGCAAAACCAACGTTTTTACCTCTTGTTAGTATAGTTGTTGTATTGTTAGTAGCGTCAAAGTCGAATTGATCTCCATCATTAATAACTACTACCTCATCCACGTAATCAGGTAAAGAATTATAACATTCTTTAAAGAATTCAGGCCTATTATAGGTTATAATACCTACACCTATTTTATCTTTCATTACATGATTTTATATTAAATAATATAAATGTCAAATTCTTATACCAGTAATTATGTTAATATAAGTGCTTTGCCTAAATTAGAAGCTGTTACGCCAGGCGAATATTTTGTTGTTAAAACTAACGAGGGTGATAGCTTGATAGATTATAATGATTTACCTTTTGTTACAATATCTGGTAATGATGTTTTGTTTACCGGTACCCTTTCATCAACAAATCTCGTAGTAACATCATTAGTATCAGCTAATTCTGCATATTTTCAAGAAGTATATATTAATGGGGTTTCAGGATTATCTTTATCTGGAACTTATAATCAGTTTGTAATCGATTCGGGTATTATAACATCTGCCGCAAATGTACCTTCAATATATTATAATAGCTTAAGTGCTACTTTTAATACACGATTAAATCAATTAAGTGCTGGCATACCACAATTTTTTGTGGATGGCGGTATAGTTATACTTGACGGCTCACAAAATACACCAGTTTATTCCGAAACAATTCGCGGTAATGTTACGTTGCCTCAAGGGGTTTATATTAGCCCGTCTGATATTAATATTAAATATTTGTGGAATACGCAATTAGATACTCAATTTACCACTACACTTTTGTCAAGCTTTCCATTAATATTTGTTGAGGAAAACTCTTCTAATAATTATGTTGATAGTAATAGAAAGGTTCAATTTAGAGCAATACTTAGGCCACCGCTTATGCGCCCTGCTAGAGTTGCATGGAATATAATTAAGGCGTTATAATGTACACGGTTGTTGAGACATTATCACCAGGTGATGTTTTTTTGGTTGAAACATCAACCGGTACGAAACATATTTGTGCGTTCGATATAAACTATCTATCTGAACAATTTGTTAAACAGTTTGACACTATATATTGCGGTACTAAAATAACTCCAAGAACTGAAATTGCAGTATTATCTACAAAAAAAATAAATTTAATAAATTCTACTAATACGGCCAATATTACAGGTGGTCCTTTTAATTCTGTTATTATGAGAAAAGGGCTTGTTACTTCTGCATACAATGTTTATGATTCTGCAACCCAAAATTTAAGTTCAACTGCAAACAATCAAATGACTGCATGTTCTGCATCATTTCCGAGAGTTTTTTTTGAGACAGGCAGTACACAATTACTATATTATCAAAGAGCACCGTACGGGGGAACTGTTGAACAATTAATAGTAGGTAATAAGTTTGTACCTAACGGTGTTACAATAGGTGCACAAGATATACAAATAAAGGTAGGCTTTACTGACGATTTAGGAAATTTAATTTATTCATCATTAACAACAGATGTTTCCGGTAGAACAATATTTCATATTAATTCTGCATACCCTATCTTTTTTCTTAAAGATTATGACTATAGTTTAGAATTCTATCAGGATGGTGAATTATATGATTACGGTAATAACTACGTACAAAACAATAAAGTAACATTTTATCTTAGTATTTTAAATAACCCAATGACCCCGATGACGCCTCTAACAATATATTGGAAAGTGTTTAAATTTTATTAATTATTTTCTTGAATGAAAAATTAATGCTTTAGCAATTTTATCTAGTATAGCTTTTGGCTTATGACCTGTAGACAGAAGTCTATTTAATTCTGTCTTAAATGCAGTTATAAATTCTTTTGACAATTCTAAGTTGCGAGGGTAAAATAATCTTTTAGTATATTTTATAGAACTATATGATTCGGTTAAATTTTTAAACATCTTTTCGAAATTATTCACTAAATTATTTATTGTCAATAATTAGTTTATTATAAAGTGCTTTTTCATATTTCTCTTGTCTAGCAATCCCCTCCTGCTCCTTTAATAGGTCACGTATTGTATTTTCATCTAATGTATTGAGAACGCTTGCTTCTTCACCAATTAGATTACCCTCTGCATTTAAATAATATCTTGCTAATTGTATACGCTCTTCAGGTTTTCCAAAAATTTCAACAATACCGGGTGAATCGTCTTTAGGAAAAAATGTTGATACACCTGTCTTAGTTAGTTGGTGACATATTGCTTTAAAAATCAAATCAATTTCTTTAATATAAACTTCATCTGTTTCTCTGTTTTCTTTTTGTTCAACTTTAATAGGTGCAGCTTTTGTAATAGGGATAAAAAAAAGTATATCTAACAATCTCATTGATTCACGTACAAGAGGAATACATTTCTCAATAAACTTATCATCAAATTCTTCCTTATTATGTTCGTTACCCCATAATGAATAAACAATATTATCTAAAGGACATCTATCAAAAATTACTTTGCTACCTTTTTCGCTATTTTTTTGTAAATCATCGATTAAACAATTTAAAATTTCCCACTGCATTTCTTTCGTGGCATTTTTACTGTGCTTACCGTCTTTAATTTTTTTTCTATAGCTCGATTCTACAACAGTATACATCGGCCATTCTTTTTTAAAGTCGTTAATAAATGTAGTTTTACCTTGACACGCTGTGCCTATAACGGCTATTCTCATTGATGTTATTTTATCCTATATTACACTTTTTTCAATTGTATTTCAGTTTTTTCTAATTCATCGCCCTTATGAAAGGTTTTTCCGTCATTTGTACATTTGTATTTTATTTTATTACCAATAACATTACCTTTTTTACCCTTTATTTTAACAATCTTTTTAACTATACCGGAGCTTTTAAAATGCTTACATTCAGGGTTACAATTAGTAATTTTATCACCTGCCTTTAGTTCATTAGGCTCTAAGTCCGTTTTTTCTTTAAAAAAGCTCTTAAAGTTTATCACTAATATATTTATATTAGACCTTAAGTGCTTTATCCCAAATAACTAATTGTAATCTTGGACTAAAGTTAAAATTATGCTTTTTACATAATTCTGCAACCATGGCAGCTTTTTCAGAATGCTCTTGTCTACTACCACAGCAAGGCATAAGCCATACTCTATTTGATGGTACCAACACGTCTGGGTTATGAATATACTTCTCTAAAACTTCATTTAAATCGGATTCATTATTAATTACAAATTTAAACCCTGATCCATTTTGAACATGCCACCTCAACACAGCAGGTTTATATCTCTTTTCTTCAGGATCACCATTATTAGACAGTTTCGGTGAAGTTGTAAAGGTAGCTCTAAATTTAGTAATCCACTCCTCATCAGGTTCAATTGTAGCATTAGTTTCAAAGTCAATAACAGGTGTATAACCAAAGCGCTCAACATATGCATCTACCAGTTTTAATAATTGCTTTTGTTGAATTAATGGCTCACCACCAGTAATCTTCCATATTGCACCGTCACGTAATCTACAATTGTAAGAATTTTGTGTCATATAATCAAATATTTCATCAAACGTCATTCTATTTTTTACAGACCAACTTATAAAGCTATCACAACCGTGGGGTGAATCTGCAGATATAAATCCTTTACATGTTAAGTTACACATCGACAGGCGCATGAATACAGAAGGATAGCCAACAAATTCGCCTTCTCCTTCTATAGTATAAAAGATTTTATCATCACTTAAAAAAATGGTATTTTCCATAACTAGATTTTATTATCCTCTCGTATGTCTTCAACTAATTTTTTATATAAATTTAGCGCAGCATCGTGCCTTTCTTTATTTATAAGGTCTTTTGAATATTCATAATCTGTCTTTACAAATCTATAATAAGAATCACGTGTAATCCTCTTAAAATCACCTAATGTATATTTTAAATTTTCATACTCAATATCAGATAACTCTACGCTAATCTTTTTACTCATTTTACTCATTATAAAGCACAAATAGGCATTTTCCAGAATAAATAATAATAGATGTCAAAAAAAGAAAGACAGCTTAAAAAAGCTGCCAAATTTGATGAAAATAAGATAATTCGTTCTGATATTCTTTTAAATTACAAAGTAGATCAGAAATTTCATCTTAATGAACATCATAAAGCTTTTGTTGAAAAAGCTATGGATGATTCTTCCTTAATTTTATTTTGTGATGGTCCTGCTGGCACATCAAAGACATACCTCGCAACGTATGTAGCTTTGACAATGCTAAGAGATAAAAAGATAGATGAGATTGTATATATAAGAAGTATTGTTGAATCTGCACATAGAAAATTAGGAAGTCTTCCTGGAGAAGTAGATGAGAAATTTAAGCCATGGAGTATACCTTTAATTGAGAAGTGTGATGAACTAGTAGGTAAGCAGGTAACAAACATGCTATTTGATAGTGATTATTTAAAATGTGTACCTGTTAACTTTTTGAGAGGCAGTACATTCATGAATAGTGTAGTTATAGTAGACGAGGCACAAAATCTTGAACATAGTGAATTAGTTACAATATTAACTAGATTTGGAAAAAACTGCAAATTATTTATTATAGGTGATACAAGACAATCAGATATTTTTGAAAGAACAGGTTTTGGTAAGATAATGAACGCATTTGACTCGGAGGATAGTACACAACACGGAATTAATACATTTCATTTTACAGAAGAAGATATAACCAGAAGTAAGTTGTTAAAGTATATTGTTAAGGTTATATCTACTATTAAGTCTAAAGTGCGTTAAGTTTTTTTAATTCTTCTAAAGCTTTTATTACATTGTCTTGAGCTTCTTGACTTACTAAATCTATATTAGGTACCTGTTTTACTTCTATCTTTTTTTGATTAGGTTGTACAATATTTTGCATTTTTGCAAAAACATCATTTTGTAACTTTTGTATTTGGGGATCTTTTTCTCTCGGTACCATCAAAACCCCCACGTGGTGCCCTTAAAGGGGTTGCTCAGGCCTTGTGAAACCTCGCTATGTACAGGCGCTGGTTTATAACCTTCCTGCACTGCTTTTGTAACTGCTTCAGATGGTGCTGCAACAACATTTGCAATAGGTGTAGTAAAATTTAATTCATGTTGTTCAGCATTATATTTGTGATCCTTTACATGTTTGACATCAGTTGTTTTTGTTATAATATCTTCTCTTCTTACAGTTGCAGAGTTTTTATCGTGTTCCCAAACTTCAACTTGCTCTACCCAGCATCTATTATTAGTTTGTGATCTAATAATACTGTCAGCTATTTGAAAGCACCATTCTGCAGTACGCTCAATACCTACACCGTTTGGCATAATTCTTAAATCACATGCGCCCTTATTATGTAAGGTTTTAAAATCTTCTAGAAACGGATCATCTGCAGCTACACATAATGTATGATCGAATTGTTTCTCCAATGCTACTTTAAGTTCTTTTAAACCACCAAAATCTACAACCCAGTTTTTATTATCTAATTCATTACACGTAAACCAGAATTTAGCTTGTAACTTATAACCATGAATAAAATGACAGTGACTATGATCTGCTTTCCATTGTCTAAATGCACAACTACCTAGGTCAATAATTTTTGTACTTTGAAATTTCATACTAGTATTATACGAACAAAAAAATAATAATCAACTAAAGATAACTAGTCTTTATATACCTGTATTATTATAACTAATT